CACAGTGATCAGTGCCGGCGAGTTGATGATGCCGAGCGGCATGCCGGCGCCCGTACCCTCGTAGATGCCATCGTCCACCTTGAAGGCGAACTCTTCGGGGAATGCGCTGCCCATATAGGTGCCGACCGCAGGGGCATCATCCATCAGCTCTTCCGTGACATAGCAGAGACCGGTGAGCTTCTTCGCGGTCACTTCCATGTTGCGGAATTTAGCCTTGGAGGCGGAGTACTGCTGTGCCTCACCTTCCCAGAACGCCTGCAAACCGCCCCACCGGGATCCGTTCGCGCGGCTTGTTTCGTCCACGGCAGGAATGACCAAGCGGGCCGAGCTCATCGGCTGCTTGTAGGTATCCTGCGAGAGGATGCCGGTGTCATAGGTGTTCTGCAGAAGCGTCTGCGAGAACTCCGTCGGCACGCGGAAGCCGCCCTCGGCGTCCACCGTCTCGTTCGCACCAAGAGCAGCGTTGAGCCGCGGATCGTGGACGCGGCCATTGGTCTTTACCGTGCTCTGCACGGCGATGAGCATCTGCCCGAAGCTCTCCCACGGCTTTTTCTCGGCCAGATTATCGCCGACCTCGATGGTGTGTGCAGCCGCTGCGCCGCGCTCGCCGTCCAGAACGGACTGGGCAGCGGCAATCTCGGTATCGAGGTTGTCGCGCAGCAAGATGGATGCATCGAAGTCCACCTTCTCTTCGGCGGACATAAGGCGCTTTTCGGTTTCGACCTTGGCGCGAATCGCTTTTGCCTTTTCGTGGGCATCATGGCGCTTCTGCCGCAGCTCTTTGATATTCATCGCTTTAATATTCCTTTCGTTTTTTGGAATGAGTGGGGTACTTCGGCGCTGCGGCGCAGCACCGTATCCGCCCTTCGCAGGGTGGAATCTTGTGTTTCAGAAATTTGCGAGTTTGTTAGGCGAGAGCGAGATCCATGGATTGCAACTGCAGTGCCACCTGCTCGGCTGCGATCGCAGCCTCCGCGGCGGCTTCTTCGTCGCCCTTTACTTCCGTTGCTTCGCTCTCCGCAGCCGGCGCCGCGATTTCCGCATCTGCGCGCGCCGAGGTGCTCGAAGGTGCCTGCGCTCCAAAGCTATTGAGAACGTCTGCGAGTGTTCCAACCCGATCCGCCATGCCAAGCTTGACGGCGTCTTTTGCCCCTACCACGCGACCCTGGCCGAATCCGTTGCGCACGTCGTCCATCTTTGTCTTGCGGCCGCGCGCTACAGCTTTCACGAACATGTCGTAGAAGTCGTCGACCATGCTCTGCATCGCCTGGCGCGCATCATCGGTCAGCGGCGCATAAGGATTGCCTTCGACCTTGTATTTACCGGCCGAGATCAGCGAGATCGCAACCCCCTCATTTTCGAGTGCACGAGAGATGTCCTGATGCGCGGAGTAGACGCCGATCGAACCAGTCAATGACGTCGGGCTGGCGACTATCTCGTCCGCCTGCGAACCGATATAGTAGGCCGCGCTCGCGCAAAGGCAGTTGGAAACCGCCGTGATCGGCTTCTTGCCCCGGGCCGCATAGATTTGCGAAGCGAGCTCGTCCACTCCCTCTACGCTCCCGCCAGGCGAATCGATGTCGATCACGATGGCTTTCACTCCCGGATCGTTCACCGCTTCCTGAAACTCCGCGCCGAACATCGCCGTCGATGTGCCGCCCGCCCCAGAAATGGAATTCATCAGGTTCATCCGGTGGCTGATGACGCCGTAAAGCGGCAGGACGGCTACACTGCCCCCGGATGCGGTTTTGGCACTCGACCGACGTGCCTCGATGAGGGCGGCGTTCGCTTCGATCTGGCCGAGCGTTTCGTCGCTCGGTCCGCGGCCTTCCGCTTTCAATGCCAGAAAGCACATCATGGCTTCAAGCTTCTCGGGCATCATGGCCCACGGCGTCGCGCACACCGCGCGAAGGATGCGGTCATAGTGCTTCATCGGATGGCTCCATGTGCCTTGATGGCCTGTAGAATTGCGAGGTTCGTCTGCAACATTGCTGCTGCCGGATCGGTACCGTTGTCGGCATCATTCGGAGTTGCGCCGGCGCCGATGGCCGGAACTCCGGTTGAACCGAGCGTTGCCCAGTTGAGTGGCCTCCAATAGTTGTCGCCGTCCTCAATAGGGTTCAGGTCTTCCAATTCCCGGACTTCGTTCTGGCTCATCCATCCGCACTGGATGGCCATTTGGTAAGCGAGATAGCGCGACGCCGTGTCGCCGCGCAGCAGCGCGCCCATGGCGAACTTCGGATACACATCGGAATCCAGAATCAGATCCCGCTTGATCGCCTGTTCCCACATCACCAGCCGCGGCAGCAGGCATTGCGTCGCGAACATGATGTTGAACTGCTCTACGCTGGCATAGGTAGCCGCCTTTTCTGTCTCTCCCAGAAGGTGGGGCGGAACGCCAAAGATGGAGCATATCTCGATGCGCGAGAATTTGCGGGCATCGAGCACCAGCATGTCTTTCGGCGAGATGCTGATGGGCTTGTAGTCCATCCCCGGCGGCATCATGGCTGTTCTGTGGCGATTTCTGCCCGTCTGCCATTTTTGCCACTTCTCTATAAATTCTTCTTCTTCTTCGTCCGTTTGGAAGACGCCGCCAGTGAGGAGGCCGGATGGCTTTCCATCGTTCTCAAAGAACCGCGCCGAATAATCCTGCGCAGCATATGCCGCTCCGAAGGTCGGAGCGGACATCGAGATCGTCGATTGCCCCACGTAGCCATCATCGGACCAGTTCCGAAGGTGAAACACTTCCTCCTGGACCAGCACGCGCGTTGAGTTCGTTAGCCGGTCGTTATAGCGGTATCGCATGCGGCCGCTGCTCATTACCTCCGGAGTGACACGGTCCGGGTGCATCGGCAAGAGCGCTCCGATGGCTCCGCGCTTGCCTGGAACGATCTCCGCGAAGGCGTTGCCGCGCAGCTCGAGATGTCCCTGCATCATCTGCTTGAATTCGAACGCGGTCTGGCGGTCGTTTGGCCTTGAATACAGCAAGTCATAGACCGGACTGTCGTCGGCGACCTGCTTGCCGCCGCCCTTCAGGTTCCGATATGGCTTGCACGGGAAAGTTCCCATGTTTCGGCCGATGATGGAGACGCACGCCTGCGCAGCAGCGATACCCTTTACCGTTTCGGCGTCGACGCGCACGCCGTCGGCCAGCTTCAGCCCTCCCCAATAATCCGAAAAGCTCACCGCCTGCCCACTGGACTCCGCCCGTATCGATCGCGCGCCGCCCAGCAGACTGCTAACGAGACTCATGAGCTATTTGTGCTCCGCGAAGAACGGCGACAGCCCCTAAGAGAAGGCCGAGGGTGATAAATCCGAGCGGCTTCCACGCCAGCCAGCAGCCGTATGCAAATGCGAAGATCGACGCCACTAAAACGGCGTCCAAAACCGCGTCGCAAACGATTTCGCTCAACTTTTTTTGTTTCATATGATTCGGAATTTCTTTGTGTTCGTATATGCAACCGGAACACTTAGCCGCGCTCGGCACATTGCGATCAGCAGCGCAACCCCGAGATCGATCTTCTTTTCCGGCCGATCTTTGGTCGGCATGCGGTAGTTGCCGGTCGCCTGGTTCGCGATCGCCAGAATGTTGTTGACGCACCAGCGGAGGAGCGGATTACCGTCATGCTGGAAGCGCTTGTCGGCAACCGCGCCCTCCAGCTCCTTCATAGCCGGCGAGAATTCATCGGGTGTCGGCTTGATTTCTACAGTCTCGATGCCGGTACGTGCCTGGATCCGCTGCGCATATTGGCCGGCGTACCGTGGGTCGAAGCAGAGCTCCCGGATTTTGTATCTCTCGACCTCGGCGACGGTGTCATCTTCGATCGTCTGGTAGTCGATTGCCGCGCCCGGCGTCACCTTGATCAATTTTTCTTTGGCCCAGGCCTGCAGATGAGGTCGCCCCGGGCTCTCGGCCTGCGCTTTGGGGAGATAGCCCTTGGCGAACGCCGCGTAATGATTCTTGCCGTCTTCACCTTTCCATGCGAATAGCTTTACGGTGCCCGAGATATCGAGCGTCGAGGCCAGATCGGAGCCGTGGTAACAGTCGTTCCGAAGGAACGCCTCTTCTTTGATCGGCCGCTTACAGGCGTCCCAGTACTCCATGTTCATCCAGCCGTCCGCGGCCTGGGACCAGTAGTTCTGGTTCTTGCATCGGTAGGGGCCTTGCTTCGCGGTGTTGTGGACCGCTTCCTTCTGATCGTCCGCCATGGACTCGGCATCGATGCTGATGCCGTAATTCGGATTGGCCATCCTGTTGGCCTTTTCCGTGGTCCAATCGACGCCTTTGTCTACGTCGTAAATGATTCCGAAGAGCCGGTCGTTCTCATAGCGCCGCGCGAGGATATTCTCAACCTGCTCGCACATGCGGTAGCAGGGGCCCTCGATCGTGTCGCCGGCGGTGGAGATGTTGAACATGAGGGATTGCTTCCTCTTGTTCATGCCGCGCTTCAGCGAATCGTAAAGCTTGTCGTCCGGCTGCTGATGGTACTCGTCATTGACGACGCAGTGCGGGGCCTTTCCGTCCTTCGGCTTGCCGATGATCACCCGCAAACGGCTGCGAGTGGACGGCTGATACATGATCCTGCCGGCCTCGCCCTTTGGCACCTTAATGCCCAGTCGCTCATCGAGGGCCATCATCTCGACGACGGCTTTCGCCGGCCTGAATACCTCGAAGGCCTGGTCCTCAGTGGTGGCCGCGCAGTAGACTTCGGCGCCCTTCTCGCCGTCGAACCACGCCATATAATCCGCGATCCAGGCTCCCATCGGCGACTTGCCGTTGCCGCGCGGGATCAGGACGAGCGCTTCGCGAAACCGCCGAAACCCTGTTTCCTTGTTCAGCCATCCGAAAATGTTGCAGAAAATGAAGCACTGCCAGTCTCCCAGCCGGACCGGCTCGCCCTGCAGCTCCCCTTTTTCATGCGGGAAGAGCTCGATGAGCGCGCATACCGCATTGGCGCGCTCCGGATCGAAGATCCATTTCCAGCCCTTCTTCGATCGAGCGAGGTCATCAAAA